CTTTGAATTCCGCACAAGTCACGTAACCAATAAGGACAAACGAGATTATTTGTCTTACGTTGATTGCGTTTTAGTCTCATCCCAACACTGGGATAATTGTCTGGATTTAATCCTAGACGACCTCAAGAAAGTTGAGGCGCTAAAACATTTCTCTGCTTATGAACTTAAGCAGAGTTGTGTTTTTATGTTCAATTTTGCCTGGTTATTGAAGAAGACATACAAGAAGTTATACTGGAAATTGTTTCAAACAATGTCCAGTACTATTTCAAATATGTTGCTCTGCAAGGGAAGTAACGAGATCATGACAACTAAAATAATTAAATATTATTATTGTTGTGCAAGCTCACTTTCCTGTCAGAATATCCTTCCTGAAAAACCAGTTGGTGCTAGTTCATGGTTTCCATCTCCCCGTAAGATAGCTTTAGCCTTAAAAAGGCGTCTTGCTCGAGGTGGTCGAAAACCAAAATTCTTTGCTATGTCCCTAAATCACTTGAGAAAAGGTTCCGTAACTGTCCCCAAAGCTTTCATAGATGAGTCTGTGGTTAAGTATGAAAAAGCGCTAACGCGCCCTTCATGCCCATCGAACGTCTGTGAAGTGACTGTAAAGAGAATTATTAATCAACTGAAACCAGTAAGTTTTAATCAATTCTTAGGGGAAACAGTTTCCTTTACCTCATCAAGTGCTTGTTCTGAAATTCATAACCTTGGACAATACGGGGTTATGTGGAGTCAATCACCAAAAATCAAATTAGATCTTGTTTTGGATCAAAAGTACGAAGGAATGGCACCTGCTCCTTTCTTTAGTTATGCTTTTATTGAAGGTCCTTTAATGGGTAATGCAACATTTTTACCTGAACCTCTCAAAATTAGAAGTATAACGACAAGTGAGGCGTGGGAGTTTTCCTCCGGTAAACCTTTCCAAAATTGTATCTCAAGATCTATGAAAGAACATCCCAATTTACTTTACGGTAAGATGGTTGAAGAGGATGATATCCTCAAACTCGTGAAACGTTCTGAGTCTTACTGGTTCCAACTTGGTTATACCAGTAAAGACATGATTTTTGTTTCTGGTGATTATGAAGCATCAACGGATAATATCAATCCTGAAACATCTAAGAGGATTGATGAGTTGTGCTTCTCTGAGGGCCTTCTGCCTGATTTTGTGATACCTATGGGTTACGATCAACAGGAACTTTTAGGGATATGGCTTGCCATGTCCAAGGTTCTTGAATTCCTCCCTATAGAGGGTCCAAATTCTTCGAAAAAGAATTGGATTATTGTAAACCACTGGTTTCACAGAATCATGAGTAGACAGGGCCTTCCTTCTGCAAAAATTTCGGAAATTAGGGCTCAGCAGTGGTCTGATCGAGTCATTAATACATCACCTGGAAATTCTTTCCTTCAATCATATGGTCAAATGATGGGTGATATAAAATCTTTTCCTATACTCTGTATCCTAAATCTAGCTTTGTGGGATTCAGTTTGTAACAACAATGACATTATGGTACGACATAGTTCTATTGATCATGAATTTAATGATCAAGTTGTCTTTACTAAGGAGTCAGCGCCATGTTATGCAAATGGCGATGATTTTTTGGCATATGCCCCTATTGACATTGTGGAAAAATGGGAAAGCAAGACGAAAGAGTTTGATTTCACTCTTTCTGTTGGTAAGACTTATAAGGATAAGTGTCTTGCTGTCATAAATTCTACTCCCTTTTATTACGGTTTCTCTCGTAGAAACAAGAAAAAAGGACCTTCAAGCAGATGTGTTACAAAGATTTCAATACCTTTGTTGAACATTTGCATGAAGCAGAGTAAGGATTTGCCCATGACTGGAAATCTCGATCAGGT